GTAACTTATATCCAGAATCCATTACACCATAAGATGAACTCAAACCAAGATTTGTTCTGTATGTAAGAGCGTCGCTGAGTTCGAAAGCAGACATATCGTGTTCTTTGTTTGCTAGATTATTTGTTGGAGAAACGAAAGCAACACAGTCCTTTCTTTCTTCTGCCACTTCTATTACTTTTCTTGCAGCAGTTGCACGCATTGGTCCTGCTATGAACAGACTGACATCAATTTCTTCACCTTCAAGGAAGTATGTTTCGAATGCTTGAGCACAGTCTTGTTCAAGATCACCGAGAATAGAGTCTGACAGTGTCTTGTTTGCTCCACCAGTGAATTGTGTATTTTGACCTGCGATATAGTCATCTATGACTTTGAAAGCAGAGTCGCCGTATACTAGATCTGTACCCCAAACCTTAGTTCCAGTAGCATTAGTCATAGAGGGATCTGTCAACCATCTGATGTATTCAGATGTACTGTTAATAACATCCGCATAGTAATTAGATCTACCGTCAGCATTTTTGGCGTTCTTTGCTTTGGATAAGAATCCGAATCTTTCGAGAACCGTACCAGCAACGCCAGTAAATGCACCACCGGCGTCTATTACCAACACATGCAGTTCGTCGTTAATTGTGGTAGAATTGGTTATTGATTGCGCCCATACTGATGTGCCTGGAATATCATCAAAGTTGTCGATGAAATCTGCATACTCGTTTTCTGCTGTTGTGTCTGTTGGTGATGTATTAGGATTGTGATCCAAAACTACAACCTTAAGACTGTTTCCTTTTACGCCTGGATAGCGAGCACACCAAGGTCCTTGTGCGCTAAAGTTAGTGTAATTTGTTAAATAAGATGCATCGTTGTAAATTCCAGCACCGAGAGTTGTGTTGTTAATTGCACCACCACTCGCAGCAGTATCGTCTTCTGCTTGAAGTACTCTTACTACACGGAGATTGTTTCCGTATTGCAAGAAGTTTTGAGCGACAAACCAATATCTTGCGTAAGCAGGATCTCTGTCTGGTGTACCGAAAACTTCTATGAGTTTCTTCTCGCTATTTACTAAAACTGGTTCATTTGCTGGACCCCACTTGAAAGCGCCGCAATATGCTGCGGGAGTAGTCGCTATTGTTGGTACTATTAGGGTCAGATCTGTTTCTGTTACTGAAACGCCTGGACTTATTTGAAATGCCATTTTATTCTCCTTTGATACTTTATCACTAACAATTTAACTAATTTATGTATATTTTTGTAGTTTTACAATTGTCGCCAAACATTTCCCTGTACATCTATCTCTTCATCATCAGTTAAACCATTATCAATAAAACCAAAAGGCACGATTTCATCTTCTATTTCTTTCAATTTTGCTTCGAAAAGAGTCTTTCTTATATCCATATTGGTGAGATCTTTAAAATAACCTTGAGTAGTCAACCAACAGAATAAAACCATACACATTACCAAATCGTCATGGTGTCCAGACTCTGCTTCAAAGGTAGAAGACCTTGAAACGAATGTCACTAGTTCCTGTATAATATTTAGATCCGAGACTATTAGTTTGTCTCCTTCGATCATATCTTTTAAAAGAGAACAGCCAATTCTTTTCAACGGTTTGGTAGTTCGGACACCCAACTGGGTTTGAGATGCGCCAAATCCTCCGTCCAAAGTCTGCCCTTTGCGTCCTCTAAAACTAGACATCAACATATTTTCGTACTCTAACTCGTTGTACAAAATATCCGCAACTTGCCCACCAATGTCATTAATTTCAACAAGAACATATGCTTCGTTGTATTTTTGTGCGATAGGATAGATCGCATTAGGATAGATCATCGGAGACATTTCATTATTTCTAAACGATGCTACAACTTTATAAGGTATACTTGTTATGTCTATTACCAAAAAAGCATTGTAGTCGGATCCAGTTCCTCTGGATGTGTCTGCGATCAAAACATAGATGTGATCTTTTTGAGGATATTCAAAAATACTCAGTCCCTGATCGCTCTTGTTTATTGGTGTTTTATAAACCATACTTTTTAGTTTCGTAGCAGCAATCAAAGTGTTTGTAGAACCAATGAAATCACATTCATATTCTACGCGGAACTGCTCTGCTGATGTATTTGCTACTTGTTGCTTTTTCCACTTTTCATCACGACCTGGGAGATCGGACCAGTGTACGGAAATAGGAACAAATGAGTTTCTTTTTTCTTCTGCATCTGTCCAGATCTTGTAGAACATATTCAACCCATTAGGGGTGGAAAAGATCAGAACCTTGGTGTCCTTACCAGAGGAGATAGTGGGGTAGGCAGACGCATAGAAGTCATCCGCGATGTTCGGGGGTACATACGCGAACTCGTCCAAGAAGATCAGGTTGAAAGAACCACCACGAATAGCGGAGGAAGAAGTAGCGGATGCTTTAACCTTGGATTTGTTCTCCAGAACAATAGATCCCTTGTTCCATTCTACTACTCCCTGCTGTAGCCATTTTGGAAGATACTCATATGCGACTTTTAGTTTACTTAATAATTCTCTTGCAATTTCCTGTTTGTGTGCCAAAATTGCCACATTTACTTCTGAATTGAACAAAATGTAGTGGAGAATATAAGAAACAACGGTAGTGGATTTACCCGACTGACGAGGAAGTTTTGCTATGGTAAAACGATTGTTGTGTATCGTTTTGACCATGTTCTCCTGAAATTTGTACATATCAAAGTTCACCAAACCTTTATCGAGGTTGATGATTTTTATGTACTTTTTAATAAAATAAACAGGATCTTGAGAACACTTTACATATTCTTCTATTTGATCTGGAGTAAAATTTACCTTAACTCCTGCTGCTTTTAGGTTGTCATTACCCAGATAAGAATTACTCATCCGCTATACTCGTTTCGTCTAATTCTTGTAATTTACCTTTAAGTAATTTTTGTAAATCCGAAGTGCTTCCAACAAATAAAGAATTATGTGTAATAGTGGTAGAGGAAGCATCCACTTCCGTCTTTTTTATTTCCTTTATCTGTTGATGTAGTGCAAGAAGATCTTTATTTACATCAGCGACACTCTTAATGAGTGTTGCAACCACTTCGTATGCTCTGGGTGATTGTGTCTCGGCAGCAACTAACATTATTCCGTCAATTGCTTCTGCTCCTCTTTTCACTATGTCTTTTAGATTTTCTCTGACTGTGGTGTAGTCTTTATCTACATCTTCTTTATCTACAATGACTTCTTTAACTGGAACAATATCACCAACAGATGAAGGGATTTGTGGTTTGTTGTTTTCTAACCCAAAAACTTGTTCCATATTATTTTCAAATTGTGACATAATCTAAACCTCAATTTTTGTGATATTCCGTTATAACAGTTTTTACTTCATAATCATCTGTAGCAGAAACCTCGGGCCAATTTTTCAATATTATCTTGTCTCCGTTCGTATCTAATACATATTCATCGTTTGTGTTTTTTTCATAGATCACGGGATATATTTCTATCTTAGCGTATTTTCTATTCATATTAACTCCTGATCTATATCAAAAATGTTATTTTCTATATGCTTTATCAAACCACTTTCTTTAACTGGTCCATATACCATCATCTTTGCGGTGAATGTAAGATCCCAAGTTATGAATCTGGTGGTTTCTGAAACCAAAGGTCCTTCAAATGCCTCTTGAGTAGAAACTTGAGTGAGTACTATTGGTATGTCCAATTTCTCATTAACATCGCTCAAAACACCAGGCTTAATAGTTATAGTAAATTCTGGCGTGAAGAAAGGTAATATTTGTTCTACGATTTGTAGTCCATCATCCATATTTCTAACATAAGTGGATAATGTAAAATCTATGTTGTATGGGACATTCGAATAATGATATGAAAACTCAATATCGTCATTTGTAGTTACTGTTTGTTTGTATCTTTTATGAATACTATTCTTTTTTCTCTCGGAATCATAAACTATGTTAGTTATGGCAAAAGACATTCTAGGTAGAGTTATTTGTGTTGCTTGCTCTTCTAGGTTTGCTAGATTAGTACTTAAACGATTTATGAATTTTTCTTTAACAGAATATGTCAGAGGAACTTTGATCTTTTGAACCTTGTTTCCCTGTTCTCTTGTAACATATATGTTGTTGAAAAGAGTTCCAAACCCAACAACAGTTTTTCTTATTAGTCCGTGATAGAATGGTGTAAACATCAGTAATTACCTTCCGAGAAAGGATCCACTTCAGTGAAGTCTATAAGACTTGATCCTTGATTTTGAATATTACTATTATCGTCTGGTGTCTTATTATCCTTGATATAATCAAAATCACCATCACCATCTTCATCAATAGAGGAAACAATACTTGTTTCTATTCTGTCTATATCGGAAATACCAGTGTTTAGTTCTTCCATAGAATACTTGAAGAGTTCGCAATCTAAACGATATGTGTATAATTTTCCACCTTGAAAGAACACTTGTTTGTTGTCCACATATTTAATTTCAAACAAACCTTTGGATAATGGAAAATAAATAAGATCTCCCATCATAGGTGATTGGAGTTGTATAGGTCTGTCGGACATATTTTCCACTTTGAATGCTTCTTGCTCGAATCTTTTCTTAGCAACCACCAAAGACATATTATCTCTTATTTCTATACCGAATTTAGATACTATTTCTTTTTCTCCTTCGAAACCGTTGAAAGACTCCAAATACATTTCGATAGGAAAAGACACATCAAAATATGATAGAACATCTTCACCGAAAACTTGATCTAATTTTTGAAATCTTCTTGGAAGATAGTAAACATCTATACCCTTGTTTTTGATAGACTCGATCATAAGATCTTCCATCAAATCTTGGGTTGGTGAGTATTTGTTATTATTGAAATAAGGATTAGTTGCCATTTTTATCCAACATAAAATTGTGGTGGTAGTTCGTACTTATTCTGTACTTGCTCTTCTAATGCTTGTATTTCTTGTCTTGCTGATTGTAAAATTTCTCCTCCATTTAGAGTTACACCACCTGGCAGAGAAACACCATTAAACTTGGATAAGTTCATTCCCCACTGCTCTTTGATCTTCGCTGTGCAGTATTCTTTTAAAAGACGATCATTGAATATTTCACCGTATAAATTTGCATCTAGTATCTTATATGCTTCAAATACCAAATAATTTCCTTTCACTGCGTGTGTTTTCCAATCCATATCCAAATAAATTCTATTAGTGACTCTACTAAAAGTCACTGCTTTCTCTGGAGTGAGCATATCCTGTAACATTTGCATATGAGAACGAGTGAAATTGTATATGGTGAGAGAATCGCTATATGTGTTTGTTCTTAGACCGTAAAGATCGTTCAGAGCGATTTGGTAGCGAGCATCGAACATACCAGTTCCACCAAGAGTATCAAACAACTGAAAACATCTAACTACAGAAATTATAGATTTGCCAAAAGGATCCAACGCTGGAGCGGCCACTATGTTATTAGAGGCATCCTCCAGCGTTGGTTCTGTTAGGTCGATATATTTTCTGTCTATATCGGTTTGTGTTACTTGTTTACTTAAATAAGTTCTCTCCACACCATCGAAATGGTATTCTGCGAAAAATTGCAGAGCATCGTCCATACGATCTTCGATTTGGGCATCGTCGATGTTTATTTCAATGACAGGGAAACCCAATCTGCGTAAGCAGTATTGTTTTAATTGTTCTCTTGTCTGTGGTGTGGCCATATTCTCTCCTTGTTTCTATTATTTATAAAGCAAGGAGAGAGTATATTTACTCCTTCAACAAGAACTCAATTTTAGAAATATCTGCAACTGAAAGTTCCGCATCACCGAAAGCATCAATAGAAATAGGATCCCAATCAATCTCCATTTCCATTTCCATAAGTTCGGTGAATTCTTTGATGAAAACTTCCTTATTTTGTTCACCTACGCTCAAATTACCGTCTACTTCTTCGCCATATTTCTTGATTAGTTTTTGTCTCTCGTCTTCCAAAACCTTCAACTCATCGTTGAATTTTTGCATCACTTTTACAAATTTATATGATGTTTTGGCGG